CGGTCAGGTTCTCAAAAGCCTGGACGTAGAGGGTGCTGTCGTCGATGCCGTCGAACTTGAAGTCCTCGGCAAAGGCGGGGGCGAGGCGCTGGAGCGTCGAGAGACGGGCGGCGACCAGTTGGTCGAGCTCGGCGGTGTCGATGCGTGCGTCACCTGAGGTGGCCAGTTGCTCTTCGAGAGCATCGGCGCGGCCTTCAGCGGCCTCTTTTTCGTAGGCCAGGTTGTCGAAGTCGGCCTGCAGAGAGTCGAGCTTGGTGGCAAGCTCGTCGCGCTCGGTGGTGAGAGCTTGCAGTTGGCGCCCCATGTCCCGTGAGTAGGACTGGACCGCGCTGGCTGCTTCTGCGGGCAGATCGATCTCCAGGCCGTCGAGTTTGACGGTTGCCATAACGGGAGATGCAGTTGAACTGGACTGGGGCGCCATTTCGTGCTCGGAAGGTTCGGCTACAGCATCGGCTGCATCCATGCGATCAAGCAAGAGTCGTACCTCCGGGCCAGCCCGGCCGCGGGGGACGATGGCGATGTGGTTCACCCGGATGTTGCGCTGGATGCCGGAGTATTCCTCGCCCTCGGGGGTGAAGCCGGGGGTGGGATCAAAGTCGACTTTGTAGCCGGCTGAGACCTCGGTGGCGTCCTTGCGCTTGATCTTCTCGATGGCGTCCTGGTCAGTGACGACGAGGGCGACTTCCACAAAACCGTCGTTGTACCGAATCTGGCTACCGGAGTAGCCGACTTGGTACTGCTTGGTGTTTGCTGAGTCGAGAAGGACGGGTGGGTGCCCCCACGTTGCGGGTTTCATGCCGAACGTGGATAGGGATTCCGGGTTGCTCACCTCCTCAGGGGGGCGATATTCCCGGACTTGGGAACCATCAGCGCGGCGGTACAACTGAGTACCGGTACGGGCAGCGCGACACCAGACCCTTAGGTAGCCCTCAGGGGTGGTTTCGCTGCCGGTGATCGGCGCAAAGTCGTACCGCAGAACGGATGAGTCCATAGGTGGATGTTACTTGATGCCTAGGGTTTGTGTCAGGCCGTTGTTGATGGCTGTGGTGATTGGTAGGTAGGCTTAAACGGCCAGCGGATAGCGGAATGGCTGTTTACCGACAGTTGACCCTTTGTAAAAGAATTAGAGGGTTGCGCGAAGATAGTGGTTTATCACAGACAGTTGTTGCGAACACGTTAGGGATTAGCCAAGCGGCTTACTCGCGGCTCGAAAGTGGGGAAGTTGAGATTGGGCTGAGTAAACTTATGGCGCTGGCAGACCTGTATAGTATGCCGTTGTCTATTTTACTAGCTAACGTTTGATTAGTAGACGCCGTCGTCAACTGTGGTAGCGGTAGCTCCGACCTGGACGATCGACTCGGTGCCGCTGACGTTCTTCTTGAGGAAGAGCTTGCCGTCATACGTATTGACCGCCAGCTCCCCCAGGGCGAGCTGCGCTGTTGTGGGGACAGCCGAAGCCGTGGCGCTGCGCCGAATCTTGATTGTGTTTGCCATTTGGCTCCCCGTGGATTGCTATATAGCAGGGTTGAGCCCCGTATATACGGGGCGGATTGACTTTAGAACGTGCCGCCGTCGATGTCGAAGCCGGAGGTAGCTCCATCCTCGAGGAAGGTAACGAGGTCGCTGAGGGCAACCTGAACCATCGTGCCGGCGTCGTTGATGACCATGCGGTCAGCCTGTGCCAGCGTGGTTGCGGTTGCGGCGGTGCTGCCGTCGATGATTGCGGCTTCGGTTGCAGTCAGGGCCGCCAGCGCAGTAGCGGTTGTTGCCGTCATTCCCGCCAGCGCAGTAGCGGTTCCTGACGCCATTCCTGCGAGCGTGGCGAGCTCGGCGTCGTAAGCCTGCACGTTGGTGCCGATCACCAGGCCCAGGCTCGTGCGGGCGCCTGGTGCGTCAGTTGCGCCTGTGCCGCCGTACGCCAGACCGAGGGTGCCGGACAGCGGGTTGGTGGCGTACCACTGTGTCGCCGAGGAGGCGAAGAACAGCAGCATCGCGTTCACCGGGAGGCTGATCGCAACGTTCAGGCCCAGGGCGTCGATTGCGGCATTGGTTGCCGGAAAAACGTTGACTGGGTTGGCGCCCCGGTTGACGACCAGAATCCGTCGGCCAACGGTGGCAGTCGGAAGAGTGACGCCACTGGGGTTGGCGGCGGCAGTCGTAACAATGTTGTGGTCATTGGTCAGGGCGCTTTGGCCCTGAGCGTTGGTACCGGCGGTGACGGTTGCAGCCGTGCTGAATGTCTCGCCAGACAGTGATGGAGTCGTCAGCGCGGGGCTGGTGCCGAAAACCAGAGAGCCGCTGCCGGTCTCGTCGGAAATGGCGTTGGCCAGGTTTGCGCTGCTGTCACTGATGCCGTAGCCCGCAAATGTTGTCGGAGTCGTACCAGCAGTAACTCGGCCATAGGTGTCAACCGTGACCGAGCGATAGGTGCCAGCGGTGGCAATGCCGCTGGTCAGGTTGATCGAGTCGGCGCTGATGGTCAGCGCACCGCCTCCGGTAGAAGCAACGTCGAGGGTGTTGCCTGATTTGGTAAGGCCGGCGCCAGCGGTGATCTGGCCCGCACCTGAGAACTGGGTGAAGGAAAGCGCGTCTCCAGTAAATGCGGTGTAGCCAGCACCTGACTTGCCCATCCGAAGCGGAGGGGAGGCGGTCTGGATGAAGCCGTTGTTGCCGTTTATGTTGCCGCCGGCGACGAAAACGTAGTCACCAGCGGTGATTTCGCCTGTTGGGCCGTTATCGAAGTCGGTTGCTCTGGTCCAGACGCCGTTTGCGCCTGTGCCAACGGTCGTTACGGTGTAGACACCGTTGTAGGCAGCCGTTGTGTGATCCTTGACAAGAATTCGCTTGTCAAGAGTTAGCGTGGCGCCGGAGTCAAGGCTATTCGGAGTGCCGCTAAGGGTTGCGCCGATACCAGGATCACCAGTAACACCAATGCTGAGCCCAGTACCGTTTGTCAGCGTGGCGTTGGGACCACCATATGTAGCTGACAGCTTAATTTGGTTAAGCGCCGGCTCTGCAGTTACATAGTAGGTGGTATTAGCGGTCAGGCCTGTGCCAGTTACCGTGTCACCTGTACGAACTTGGGAGTTAATGTTCAGTCCATGGTTGGCACTGAACGTGATGGTGTCGGTGCCGGTAATCGTGGTGATAGTTAGAGCAGTACCACCGGAGGCGTATGCGTATGAAACAGCAGCAGTAGTTGCAAAGTCCGCAGCACCGTGGACGTTCAGGCTCTGCGCGATTGAGTCGGCATACTGCTTGTTGACGGCGTCGCCTGGGAGTTGCGGTGCTGCAATATCCAGAATCCGTTGGCTGTTGAAACTGACAGCAGCCGTAGGCGCCGCCATTTGATCCAGGCGGCTGGTGCGGACCTGGGTGTCGAAGTCACTGATCTTGGCAGCGGTCAGTGTCGGGATGTCTGCGGCTACCAGCAGGCGGAACGTCGGAGTTCCGGCGCTGCCATTTGGTGCGATGAAAACAGTGTTTGCTGTTTGGTTAGCCAGCGCACCAGTCAGGGTGCCGCTGCCTGTGACAGGCGAGTTCGAGACAGTAATGAAGCTCGGCAGGCTGAGGCCGACACTGGTGACGCTCCCGGGGCCATAACCCTGTGCTTTCACATAGGCGGTCGTGGCAACCGTCGTGGTGTTGTCCGAGGTTGCCGGCGTGGAGGCCGAGGCGCTACTGCCAAGTGCAACAGTTCCGCTGAATGTCTTGTTGCCTGAGATTGTCTGGGCGCCACTCAGGTTTACGAAAGCACCAGGGCCGGCAATAGCCTCGACACTGGTGGCACTTCCTCCGGCACCGCCAGTTCCTTTACCGTAGTAAAGGACATTATCGACCTCGTTAAAGGCAAGCTCTGCATTAGCGAGGGTGGTGGGAGCACCGGCGTCTCCACTGGCGCGGCGCTTGATCCGGAGTGTGTTAGCCATGGCTACGCGGGATGTAGTTCAGAGTAGCGGCAAAGGTATGGGGGTTAAAAGTTACCACCATCGGTTATACTAATTACAGTATTTATGTCATTACCTTTCCATAGCGCCGCAGCACTATCGTAGTACAAAACGCTGTTATCTACTGCCGCGGTCGTATTTACATCTGATAGCGTGTTTAATGATGGGGTTAGCCACTGTGTGTCGTAATTTGTATTGGATTTTTTTGCAAGGAGCTGGTCTGTCGTACCACCCGCTGGAATGCCTATACCGGCTGGACCGGTAGCTCCTTGTGGGCCTGTAGCGCCTT